GACCGGGAACCTGTAGTCCGCTGTCGCGCCTTGGTGCGTGAGCGTAACCAGATCGCTTTCCAGAGCCAGTTCGTCCGTCAGGAATGTCGCGTCCAGTATCCATGAAGCGCCCGCATCGGTAGGGGTGCCGCCCCCGCCGCCGCCGCCAAGTCGGGCTGACGCCAGCACGCCTATGATGATGTTGTGGCTCATGCTAGATCGCCCGCCAGAAGGAATTCGTTGGCCCCCAGAACGATGAAACTGATCGCGCTGCCCAAGGTCCGGGTACTGGTCAATCCGTCCGGGGATATGAAAGAGACCACGCTGTCATCCACGAACGACACTTGGCCCGCGCCGGTCTGCACAAAGGTCGCGGGCTCGATCCCGGTCAGGCCATCCGGGATGGTGATCACGATAGCCGAGGCGCTGTTGCACTTGATGATCTGGTTCCCGGCCAGCATAGCGTCGGTGATCGTGAAAGACCCCGTTTGCTCTGTCACGGCGGTGACGGTCGCGCCGGTCCCCGAACCGGAGCCTGTCCCGGTCCCGAGATTGAAAAGGTGCGTGCCGTCTGAATACAGGATGATGTTCGTGTCCACGGCCAGAGTGATGAAGTCTGACGCCGCGCTGTTCAGTTCGACCTCAAGCGCGCTGTTGGAGTTGTTCACGATGGTGAACTTGCGTGCAATGTCATCTGGAACCTTTAACACGATGGTGCCGCCTGCGCCGCCGTTCACGACGAAAGTTTGGTTCGCCCGGAAAAGCGCGGCTGTGAGCGTATAATCCGCTGTCAGCGTCAATAGCAGGTTGGCATTCATCGCGTTGTCCAGCCCGTCGAAGGTGACGTTCGCGGTGGTCTCTTTGTTGAACTGGGTTTCGGTGATGTGGTCCAGATTAAGGTTCGGGGTTGCCATTAGATTTCCTCTCGAAGTTCGGCTTCATAAGAAAAGCCCCGGCCCACTTGGGCGCTGATTTGGTAGATTTTGACCACCAGAGGATCAGGCAATCCGTCCGTGCCCCAGTCTTCGTCTATCATGTCGGCGGTGTATAGCACGCTTGGGGTGCTTGTCGTAAGGGTCCGTAGGGCGATGGCCCCAGACCGCAGGAGGATGTCCACCTCGTAGCTTTCTACGTCTTCCTCCAACGGCACGAAGTTTTGCAGGTTATTCCACGCGCCCTCATTCCGGGTTCGGCGGTCCCAAGTAATCTCGTATTCTCCGCCAGACGGGTCGTCAAAGCGCAGCTTGGGGTTCGCCACACTGAAAGGTTTCAGGCCCCGAAACTGGATTGCTGTTGTCCGGGGGCTGAGGCCCGCCGGGGCTTCTACGCCAATCGGGACGTTGCGGTAGATCGCCGTGGTCCCAAGACGGGACAGGGGTTCGAGAACCGGCACAAAGTCTTCCGCTTGCAGAAGGATGCAATAGGTCGGGGAGGCTTCCACGTCCACGCCAGACCAGCCAAGCGCCTCAGTGTTGCTGCCCCGTTGCCCGCGCATAAGCCCGGTCAGTTCCACAAAGTCTACCCCGGCTTCGGTCACTTCCGCCACGTCCCGGAACCGGATGATCTCCATGATGCCCGCCTCCCGGCAGTAGAGCATCGCTACGTTGAGGCGTTCCCCGATCATTTGGGCTTGGGTCACCGACACAAAGTCCGCCGCGCCGCTGTAGACTTGCACCCTGATCGTGCTTTCATCCACGCCGTTGTAGTTCGCGTCCGGTATGTTCGGGATGGAAGACGCCACAGCGCCGTATGACATGGCCGTAGCGGTGTTTGCGCGGGTCTCGAACGTGCCCGCATAGCTGACCTGCAATACGGCTCCCACGAACCGTCTCCGCGCCGCGTAGAGCGGCGGGATGCTCGCCATGTATCCGAGGTAGAACCCGCTGTCGCGTGAGACCGCGCTCACCATGTCGGGCCGGATCGGGTAGACATCCATGTAAAGACCGAACGCTTCGGGCGCGGGCTGCACGTCCACGTTGTCAGATGAGAAGTTAGGGGAGCCATACGGGATAGCTGCGGGGGCGTTTTGCAGATAAACGTCCCCGTCCACAAGCGCCCCTTCCACTTCCATCTCATAGTCGAACCCGACAGTGACTTGGTTCGCCCTCATGCTTTCCGTCCTACCGGCGGCGGTGAATTGGATTACGTCACCGGGGGACAGACGCAGGTATTGCGAGGGCAGCTTGAACTTGAAGTTGTCGAGGTTCAAACGGCTTTCGTAAAGCATCCTCTGGGTGATGTTTTTCGCCTCTTGGTCCAGAAGCACGAGCGGGAGTTCGGTGGTCACGTCCCCCTTTGATCCGACCGTCAGGTAGGTGTCGGTGATCTGGCGTGAGTGCTGGGTAGCGGTTTCGTCTCTCAGGTCGGTTGAGCGGTATTTCAGAAAGACCATGCGCGGGGTAGTCACTTCATCCTTGCGTTCTTCCTCGAAGATATTTTTGTTGCTGGATCGCACAAAGTCGTCTTCGGGCACGAGGATGTCGGTCGCGCCGGTCTGGTGCACAAAGACCAGCTTCCCGTCCCGTTCCACCCCGATAAAGTTGTAGGCGGTTTGCAAGGGTTCCAGCGCCGCGCGGTAGGTCGTGTCCCGCCCGATGACGTAGCCCTTTACAAAAGTGGTGGCTAGATCGGTCACGTCGATATAAGAGGCGCTGAGTTTGCCACGGGTAACGATGTCTGACACTACGGTGGAAAGTGGTTCCGCCCCACGGCCAAGTTGGGGTTCCAGATACTCCCAGCCGAACAGCGATGTCTCCCCGCTCAATTCGACAAAGATCAGGCCGCGCTCTTGGGATTGCTGGTAGACGGACGGGACATAGTTCGCGTTCAGCGTATCCCCCAGCGAGAACTGGGTGGCCGTGAATGTTTTGGCAATCGCGCCGTTCGTGGCGTCGATTGAAAGGAAAGCGCCGTCTAACGTGCCGGTGTTGGCTTGACGCCCGAGAAGGCGGGTGCTTTCCGGCTGTCGCATTTGGTTGTCGATAGCGCGGCCCGGTGCCCCGGCGGATGCGATGTTCCAGACTTCGATAGGCCCGCCGTCCGTCTCGTCAGGCTCATTCATGGACGACACGTCATAGGCCCGCCACTCGGCGGTGGTCCGGTATATCAGGTAGTCCAGCGACGGGACATAGGTAAGGCTTGGCGCGGCGGCGGGACCGCCCGCCATCCCATTCCCGAATTCAGGCATGACCTTTGCCCAGATGCGGCGGTAGCCCCCCGTGCTGTTCATTTCCATCTTATAGAGGACCACGGCATCTGACCCGTTCGGGTCCGTCCGCATCATGACGTAGCAATAGGTGTAGTCTTGGATGCGCTGGCCTTCGATGCAATCCATGAAGCCGAATGAAAACCCGACTTCACTGTCGCCGTAAAGAGGCCCCCGGCTTGGACCGCTTACCAGCCCATAGCGCCATTCAGACACGCCTAGTATGTTGTTTATTCCATCCTCCTGCATGTTTTCGGTCTTTTTGATACCGCCTCCCATCTGGATAACGGTGACAGAATGAAGGTGCGTCCCGCTCGGACCATCTGCGTTAAGCTGGCACCCCCCAAGGATGAAGTTTTTCGGCCCGAGAAGCGTGTCCACCTGATAAGCGTTGTATCCCGCGTTTAACTGCACCACGTTTTGCAGGGGTACCGTCCAGCTAGACACGATGTTCGTGTCAGGCGGGTCTGCGTTTCTGTTCAGTTTTTCGCCGCCGCTGGTGCTGCCCGCCCGTGAAAAGTCTGATTTGTTCACGAACGTGATGTTCCCGTGCTTAGTCGTCACAAAGCGGTCAGGGTCGGTGTATAGCGCCAGATAGTCACCCTTTGATCCGACCATGTATTTATAGATGATGTCGTTCACATAGACCGGGTTGAACAGATTAGAACTGTCAATCTTGTTGAGGATTTTCTTCGTGTAAAGAACGTCCCCGGTCTGGCCGTCAGCCGCTTCGAACCATTGAACCCGCACGCTTGTTGGATCGCCGGGGGTGTTGCTTGCCATTTGGAACGGGTTCTGGACCTGCTCTATTGTCTGAATTTCTTGCCGGATGCTGAAAACCACGTCCCGGTCGCGGTCATAGACCCACGGATAGGTGGAGGTCTGAGTGATCACAGGAACGTCTGGGTCCCCCATTTCCCGGAACAGAAGTTCCGTCTCGGTAGGGTCCCCCCATGAGATAACGAACCGGAACTGCGGTACGCGGTTGCCCACGTCTTTGAGCGGCATCCGGTTGAACACGATGTAGCAAAGGCCCCGGTAAGCAGGGCACACTGTAGGCCCCACGTCAGCGGCCATGATCGGGTCTTGCTCTTGGGTCAGAGACCCCTCGTAAAAGTTGAATTCGAGGTTCTTGATGATTGGCGGTGACCGCTCTTTACCCTTGTCGTTCACGCGGTCTCTTTCGGGCACGCCGTCCAGAAAGGGGTGGAGGTTGCCCGATGGTTTGCCGTCAATCGCGTCCCGATCATAGATCAGCTTGCCGTCCGCATAGATGCCTATCAGGGTTTGGGCTTCGCGCTGGCTGATGCCCACGGCGCAGGTCAAGTAGTATTTGTATTCTGTCCGGGTTCCGAGTGAGAACGGGTTGCCCTTGCCGATGTCGTATTCCTTGGAGACCTCCTCGATTTCCTCACCCCAGATGATGTTGCCGCCGATCACGTCTGTCCCGTAGCCGATAGGGATAGTACGCCCGAAGGCGGCGCTGGACACGGTGGTGTCGTCAAGGCGCGGCCCTTCGATTTCCTGTTTGGGGCGAAGCGCCGCGATGATCAGGGAGATAGCCGCTTGGAGAGCGATGTTGACTGCGAAACTTACTGGATCAGCCATCTGCCACCCCCTTGAAGTCGTAAGCGGCATGGAGACGCATACCGTCTTTCTGCCCTTTAAACAGGTCCACCACTACGGCCCGTCTTGCGGCAGTCCCGTGGATGATCGCCCCGGCCTTAGCGTTTATGACGACAGACGCATGGAAAGGCGAACCGTTGAAGCTGTGCAGAAGGACCATTCCGGGCTTGAGGTCGTCCGGTGATCTCAAGTGCATATGAGCATCAAAGTAGCCCCGCACGGAGCCATCCGGTTCGCGCCTGTATGCAGGGATGTCGAGACGGTCGGGGAGGATATCCAGTTCCTTGGCGATAAGGTAGATCAGCCCCACGCAGTCCACGCCACGCCGGGACCGGCCTTGGTGCTTCCAAGGGGTGCCCACGAGGCTTTGGGCGGTCTTGACGATCTGGGTGCGGGTGACGGTCATTTCGCGTTCGGATACTTCTTGAGGTAGTTATCGCCGGGGACGTAGGGGTGGCCTTGGAAATTGAGGACGTTTCCGAACTTGTTCCCGCAGTCTGGAACGGTCTTGGAACAGCCGGGTATGGCGGTGCCAGTGTCCCCCACTTGCACTTCGAAGGGAAGCCGCAGATGCAATTCGATTTCCACATCTCCGGTTGACCCTTCCGGCGCGAACTTGATGCCCTTGGAGACGGAAGCATTCGCCCCGGTGTTGAACAGAAGCGCCCCCTCTTGGAACCAGTCCGGGTAATCGGCCAGACGGGGTTCGGTGAGGGTCACAGAAAACGCCTTGCGGTTCGTCACCGATGTGACGGTGAAGTCCCGGTCGTAGCGCAGGTTGCTCACCCACGTCACGCTTCCATCGGTCACTTCGACGCCGGATGCACCCACGTCGAAGATCGTGAAGTCGAGGATCGTTTCGTCTTCCGTCTGTCCCGGCGAAGTGCACTTCCAGACATAGTCCGGGTATTCGGAAACTATCATCCAGTTCTCGGTTGCGTATGTGGTGAGGCTCTGCCGTTCGGTGCGGGTAAGGACCGGCACTTGGCATTTCGTGCTGCCCAAGTCCACCGGGCACGCGGGAGTGTAAACCAGCGTCAGGCCCTCAGAGAGTGCTTGTGAGAGGCCCCGAAGTTCAACGTCGAATTCCCCGAGGTTGTTCTGGCGCGCGGTCCCCAGCCAGCCGGTGCGCCGCACAATGCTACCCATGGACAGGTCTTTGTAGTTCACCACTTGGATAGTGACGCGTGCGCCGTCGAACAGCCCGCCCCGAACGTCATTCCGCTTTACCAGCGTGCCGTCCAGTATGCCCTTGATCTCCATGTTGTCCACGGACAGGTCCACCTTGTCCTCAATCGCGGAGCGGTCGTAGCCGATCCCGGACAGGTAGGTTGCCCCCTCGAACACCAGATCACGGTCATGGTCGGTGAAGCGCAGCACTTCCCCGTCATTGCGTTCGATGGTCCACAGGGACGCAAGGGTTTGCAGTTCCCCATCAAGGTGGGTTTGCAGGGCAGATGAAAAGACTAGGGGCATTACTGTTTCAGTTCCACGATGGGGATGGCCGGGGTCAAGAGGACGTTCTTGTTCTCCACGATGATTTCCAGCCGGTCGGTGTCAAAGCGGACGGGCAGATCGAAGGTGCCGGTCCACGTTATGTCCACGGCATAATCGGGCGGGTCGGTGAACGTGATGATCCCGGTGGCGGTGTTCAGTGCCCAGCCGCTCCCCTGCTCCACGCCGTCCAGATAGACCTTGAAGTTGGCATCATTGACCGGCTTGTAGATCGGCTTGGTGTAGGAGAAGCCACCCTCGTCGGTATAGGTGTATTGCAGTTGAAAGGTGGTGTCGCCACTGTCCGGGCTTTCTTCCACGCCTTGCTGTCCCGTGCCGGTCGTATAGTTGGACCAGTCCCGGAACCGGAAGCCGCGCGCCTTGCCTGCCCGCGCCATGAAGAAGTTCCTGATCTTGAGCGCGTTCTCGCGGGTGTCGATGCCGTAGCCGATGTCCCACTCGCCCCGGTCCACCGACCACAGGCTGTTGCGCTTTTCCTTGCCCGAGTTGAGGACGGTCACGGTGGTGAGGAAGCCCGGCCCGCCTTGGGCACCACGCTCAATCTCAACCGGAAGGCGGACTTCATCAAACGCCATATCATGCTTCTCCATGCCGCTCGGAATACCCGTGCGTAGTTTGAGCCTTGCGGCGAGCATCCTTGGCTAGACCCAGAGAGGAAAAAGTCCCAAGGGTGACCATACCCGCATCCGTCCGTAAGGTAGCTTGAAAACGCCCATTAGGGCGAAGGTAAACCCCGGTAGCCCCCGTGGTGTTTGCCTTAGATCGCTTGGCGTTTCGTGCGTTCTTGGAGGGGGTTGTGTGTCTAAGATTTAGGATGGCATTGTCGGTTTTAACGCCGTTCTTGTGATCCAGCTTATGCACCCATTCCCCGGAGTGCATAGCCCACAGAACCCGGTGCAGCTTGAAAAAAGATCGGTTGATTGCACCATAGTGATAACCACCCCCGTCCAAGGCCGTGAACGCGCGTTCACCAGAAAAACGAGCATTCCAGACCTTAAACCCATGAAGGTTTTTGAAGTGGGTTTCCGGGCGATGGTTCCAAACCAAGAGACCCCCTTCAAAATAGGGGGTGAAGCATTCAAACAGATATGAAATTTCCAGTGTTTTCATGGTTGGATATTAACCGGGTCAGTTGTTCTGGTAAACTCTAGTTATTGCGATTGTCAGCGTCTTGCATCAGGCGAGACATGCGTGCCCGGACTTGGCCTTCGGAGCGGCGGAAGCTGTCCGCGTCCCCGCCGGGGAAGTTGAAGTTGATGTTGGGGGCGAACTCCCGTGTCGCTTGAGGAGACGAATTGGAGGCACGCAAGGCCATGAGGGTGTTCGCCTCTCCGGCTTGGCCCCCGGCTTCATAGGCGCGGGAATACATCCGGCCCATCATGTCGTCGCCGCGCCCGGCGTTGATGGCTTCCAGAAGGGGGCCATACTGCGAAGTGGCGCGGGCGTTGGTCACGAACTCGCCGTTGGACAGGAAGCGCAGGAGGTTGTCCTGTGTCGGCCCGCCCTTGCCGGAGACATAGCCGCCTTGCGCCAGACCCACGCTAGTGCCCAAGAAGGTGCTTCCCCCGATGCCTCCCCCCAGCCCCGCGCCGAAGGCGTTCAGGAAGTTGGCGAGCAGCCGGTCCGCAAGGAACTTGGAAAGCTGTTTCAGCAGGTCAGTGAGCAGGCCCTTGAAGTCCGCCTTGCCGGTCGTCACAAAATCCACGATAGCGTCCGACATGCCATTGAACGCGCTCACCACGAAGTCGCGGGTGAAGGACACCGTGCTTTGCAGGTTCTCGTTGATTTGTGCCAGACCAGCCTTGAGGCCGTTGGTGAAGGTGTCCGCGTTGCGGGTAGCCTCTTTCAGCGCCTCGCTCTCTTGGCGTAGCAGTTCGATCTGTTGCGCGGTCAGTTCCGTGCCCTCTTGGCGCGCGATGTTTTGCAGTTCTTGGATGTTCTTGGCGAACTCCAATTCCTCGCCATACAGGCCAAGCAATTCAATCTCGTCGCGGTAACCTTGGACCCGTTGCTGGATAGCATCCCCCAGCGGATCGCTGTCACCGCCTCCGCCTCCGCCTCCGCCTCCGCCTCCGCCTCCGCCTCCGCCACCTGCACCAGCGCCAGCGCCAGCACCACCACCGGATGCCCCGGACCCAGAAAATCCCCCAGAACTCGGCCCAGATGAGGCGCTGAAATTAGACTTCACTAATTCAAGATTCTCTCTTTGAGCCTCGGAGTTTCTTACCACAGAGGCGGTGAAATCATCCAACTCAGCCGCCGCCGCCGCTCTTATTATACCATCACCAGAACCAAAGGCGTCGGAAAGTTCTGCTCGTTTCTGTGCTATAGTGCCCGCCGCCCGTGCCTCTAGTTGGCTTTTTCCTTTTGCTATAGCTGCATTGGTAGCCTCAAGACCTATGGACCCCAGATCAAGGCTGGCCGTAGCCGCCGCCACAGCCGCCAATGCCCCAGCGGCGGCGTTAAGATTATTTGCCAGAGAAACGGCGGCACCCGCCGCACTAGCTATAGACCCCGCCGCCGACCGGGCGTTGCGGTCCACGTTCGCGGCTTGAAGCGCGGCCTGCACCAGCTTCTCGACGGCTTGCCGGGTGTTGGCGTCCAGTTGCTTGACGCCACCGGCCCCCTTGATGATTTCCTGTGCGAGTTTCAGCGCCTTGCGGCTGGCGTCCCCCATGTTGTCCGCTGAACGCAAGTTCACCAGTTCTTGATTGATGCGCCCGACTTCATTCGCGCTAAGAGACGTATTGTCCAAGAACTTGGAGGCTTCCGCCAGCGCGTTGCCGAAGCTGATCTGCCCGTTCACAATCGCCAGTTCTTGCGTGAGGATAAGCGCTTCCCGAACTGTCCCGGAAATGTTGCCATACTCGGCCCGTAGTTCTTGCACCGGGGGCAGGGTGTTGAACGTGGCTTCACCCACCAGCCCTTGGGCCTGTGCAATGGCTCGGACTTGTTCTGCGGTGCCGTTGTTCGCAAGGTTGAAGCCGTCGATACGGGCGCTTGCTGCGGAGGCTTTGGCCTCGGTCTCAGCGAGGGCTATGTTCAGTTCTTCCACTACCGCACGGGCTTCCTTGATGCGGGTGGTCTCGAACAAGTTCACGCCGAATATGTTGGTCTTGAACTCCGCATCCGCCAGTTCTTTCTCGGCGTCTGTGATGGCTTTCTTTAGGGTGACGATGGAAGCCTCGGTAGACTTCAAAAGTGCCTCAGCCACGCTCCTGCCCGCGTTGACAGCGAACACCGCCAGTGCAGCCTCCAAGCCCCCGAAGCTGTCCGTCACGTCTTGCACGCTCTCTTTCAGGCGTTGCGCGCTTTCTTGGGCACCAGTGAAGGCCCGGAACACTCCGACGACAAGGGTGGCCACGGCGATGAAGGGGATGGCCCGCATGGCAAGACCCAAGGCCCGCATGGCGAGGGTCGCTTGCCCGGCCCCGGTCACCAGTGCCACCAGTGCAGCTAACTGCCCCGTGACGGCCAAGCGCAGGATGGTGAAGATGCGCCCGGTCAGGGTGGCCGTGGTGTTCAAGGCGAAAAGCGAGCGGGTCAGGGATACAGCGGCGGCAGCGGCGGCGGGCAGGGCGCGGGATGCGAACAGCAGAACGGCCACCACCACGATGTCAAAGTTGTCGGCCACGACCTCCACCACCTTGGCGATGGCTTCCATGGCGGGCACCAGAACCGTGAGGGCGATTTGTCCCAGACGGGTGAAACTCTCGGCAAGGCTGGCCAGCGCCACGGTCAGGCGTTGATCAAGGTTCTCTGCCACCTTCTGGAAGGCCACATCGGTGGCCCCGGCCTTTTGCTCAAGGTTCTCTAGGGTAGTGGCAAAGGCGTCAGAACCCCCGCCGGTCAGGGCAAGGACACCACCCAAGGCTTCGACCGATCCGAACAGCTTGGCCAGTTCCTCGGCGCTACCGCCGGAGGCATCAGACAGGGATTGCAGGAAGGCTTGCAGCCCTTCGCCAGACAAGGCGGCGACGTTGAAAGCCACATCAAGGTCTTTCGCAGCTTTCACCGCCTCGCTGGTGGGCTTAATCACGGCTTGTAGGATGCCGCGAAGTTGGGTGACCGCCGTGCCGGTGTCGATACCTTGGGTGGTCAGGGCGGAGGTAGCACCCACGAGTTCGTCAAAGGACACGCCGGTGGTCACGGCCAAGGGAATGACGGCCCCCAGAGAAGTGGCCAGTTCTCCGATGGTGGTCTTACCCGCCTGCATGGCGACGAACAGAGCATCCGAGGCTTCGGTGGCCGTGATCACGGAAGGGCCATAGGCGTTGACGGCGGTGGTCAGGATGTCAACGCCGGTGGATACATCGGTGACACCGCCCACCGCCAGCTTGTTGGCCTGTGTGACGATTTCCGTTGCTTGCGGGATAGTAGCGGCCCCGGCGGAGATTGCCTGATAGAACGCTTGGATTTGGCTGGTCTTGGTGCCCCCGAACTCCCGGACCAGCGAGCGTGTGGCATCGGTCAGATCGCCAAGCTGTGTCGGGGTGCCTTGGATCAGCGTGCTGGTTTCCGCCAGCGCGGCATTGAAAGATCGGGCCGATTGCGCGGCCCCCACGAATATCCCGATACCGGCAATGGCCGCACTAAGCAGGACGAACCCTGTCACCACAGCGCGGATACGTGCGGGCAGGAGGGCCGGGATTAGGGCGGTCAGGGCACCAGCCCCCACGGAGGCGATAGCGGCCCCCACAGCCGCCGCCGCTTTGGCCAGAAGGCCGAAGGCTTTAGCAGCTAGGGAGGCTTGCTTGGCGACTTCCTCGGTCTGTCCCGCCAGTTCCTCAGCCTGTTTCGCAGCTTCTTCGGTATTCTTGCCCAGACCCTCGGTCGCCTTGGCGGCTTGGTCCGTATCCTTTTCCAGCTTGCTGGCGTTCTTGGCCACGCTATCAAAGTCCCCGCCAAGAGCCTTGACGGCGCGGCGGGCTTCATTGCGTGCTTTAAGAACGAAGGTGATGTCTTGGGCCATGCGCCTACCGTGCTTTGCGGCGTGGTCCTCTCTTGGGGGAACCTTTGCCTCGGTTATCGCGTTCAGCCTGCTTCATCTGGATTTCCTGTTGCCGTGCCCGCCCGGACTTGACGCCGGTTTCGGTGGCAGTGACGACCGCGCTGTATCCGGCGGCTTGATCGTCTAAGGCTCCATTGGCTGGGAGGATACCTTTCTCCCAGTTCATATGCAAGTGAAACGCCTCGGCCTCCATGCGCGGGTTGTCCCGGAAGTAGACCAGCGGGCACAGAGACATGGCAGGATCGTTGCCGAAGGTGTGGGGTTGCTGGACCGGCTCGTGACAGCCCCATGCGTCTTGATTGGCCTCAGTGCATAGGTAGCAACGCCGGTCCGGGTAGACTATTCGCCCGAAGATGGCTCTGGCGAGTTTCCCGCCTCATCCCCATCCTCCACCATGTTGTCGCTCATAATCTGTTCCGCCAGTTCCTCGACCACGGACAGGGGCATCTGGTCCAAGAACTCGTTGGGAACGACCGACCGCTTCACGCCACCGCCCACGTCGCGGATAACCAGCTTGAAAGGGATGACGTTGCCCTCGGCGTCAAGGAAGTTCTCCACGCCTTTCAGGCCCCGGCGCACGGCCTCGAAGTTCATCTTGGCGCGGTTCACGGATGTCTTGATGTCGGTGTCGGCTTCCTCGGCATCGGCCTTGCCTTTGCCCTTGGTGTCACCCCGCCCGAAGCTGATCTGGGTCGCGCTGTCCCGGATGGTGCCCACGTCACGCGATGAAAGCGTGCCGATTTGCCAGATGGTGGGATCGTCCGCGTCGTCCTCGGAACAGACAAAGTTGCGGGTTGCGGACAGGTTGAGGGCTTTGATCGCCATGGTGGGGTTCCTCCTGAAAACGGGTCACGCCTAGTTCTGTCACCCCGCCCGGCGTTCGTCAAGAGTGAACGTGCGTTCACCTATTGGCTTCGGCCCACTCGGACCCATAGCGCAGCATCGTGTGGAAGGCTAGGCGCAAGCGGCGGCGGGCGTTCCTCAGAGCCACCGCCGTGATTAACGCGGTGACGGCCACGAACATATCGGTGGCCACCATGTAGAAGGGGGTGGGGTATTGCCAGACCAGAGTGCCCATCACAAGGTGATGCACCCCACACGATCCGATGAACCACTGAAACAGGCGGGACAGAACCCGGAAGCCCGTGCCATAGTTGGGCAGGTCCGCCGTCCAAGTGCCTATCTCAAAACAGACCCATAGATAGGCTAGGCCGGTGATCAGGTTGGACAGAAACCACGCTATAGCCATGTAGTCGGCAAAGGGTATCATTCTGCCTCCGCTTCTACTGTGAAGAAGTCAGAAGGGGGAACGTGGATTATGTCCTCAGTAGGGCAGGATCGGGTATCAGGTAGCAGTATAGGGGTGTAGCTGTAGTGGCCGTCCACCATGTCACTAGGCAAGCGGATGCGCACCGAAAATAGGGTGTAGGATAAGGAGGTAGGGGCCTGAATGGCAGAGGTATCATAGGTGTATTCGTTCACCACCCCGTTGCTCTTGGCGGACCAGAACTGTGCCCGAACCGTGGTGGAACAAGACTTGTTCCGGCGTAGCTGGTAGAGGAAGGTCACCACTTGGCCGGGCTGGTAAACCATGTTGCCCACGATTTTGCCTCCCCCGGAGAACTCCACAAACCCACGTGGCGCAGGCAGGGCGTTTTCGATCCGGGTAAGCTGCATGGTCATGGACCCGAACTCTACGCGGAGTTCCGCCAGCTTGTCGTCAAAGTATTGGTCGATGCGGGGTTGTAGTGCCCACCAGATCGCCCCCCATAGAACGCCGGTGGCAATGATCAGAGCAGCCGCCCCCTTGGCAGCGGAGCCAATGGCCTTCCATAGCTGATCGTCAGAGATAATGTGATCGGACAAGAGGGCTCCTTTCAAAGCGGAAGAGCCGGAATGAACCGGCCCTCCACCTATAGCATTCACCTGTAGGTTGAACACCCGCCTTTTATGGGGAGGGTTTATGTCACAGTATCATGTGAACAGGATTTGAAGTTCGTCATTTCCGTTCAGGCGGGACAGAGCGCCGTCGATTTCAAAGATGCGGATATTGTTCCGGTCCGCATAGGCTATGTTCGTGATCTGGTGGTTCGGCGCATGGAACAGGACGATGTTGCCGTCAATGGTTCCGTGACGAACCCACCACTCCACGGACGTGCCGTTCTCAAGGTAGGACCAGATCGGCTCTTGCGCGGCAAGGATGCTCTCCGGGTCATACGTGATAACCGGCTCGCGTGCAGTGAGGAAGGCCCCCTCGGTCGCGTTGCTCTCGTTGATGCAGTCCCGGATGGCGATGTCGTTTGCCATGTCGATGGACCACGTGCTGGCACAGATCGCGGTCTCTTTCTCTCCGAAGCGTTGGGCCAGAGCGAGCGCCGCGTATTCCACCTGTGCCGGGTCTTGGTCCTCAAACGTGCCGGTCAGGGTGGCCTCATCCACCTGATCTACATAGGTGCCTGTGAACTCGAAGTCGAAGGTCGGGAACTCGCCCACCGCCGCGTTGACGGTGACAGTGCCCCGCGCGCCGATCAGGCGGTGACGGATCGATACCCCGCTGTCGTCGGGATACTGCATGTCGATGGTCACGCTTTCGATGTTGTCCGTGGTCGGCTGGTAGAGGTAGCCTATGGGGCGCACATGGACCCAGAACACGTCGCCGGTCTCGGGATCGTTCGACTGGAAGTCCGGGGTGAGGGTGACGATGGCGTTGCCGTCATTGTCGTGCAGGGTGATTTCCGCCCCGTCCGTCAAGAGGACATCATCCGTGTCCGTCATGCTCATGGCGTTCAGACCGCCCACGGTTCGGGTAGCTTCCGCCGGGGCCTCAAAGGAGGCCGTGGCCGCGCCCGATGCGCCGCCGCTGGTGATGGTGGCCTTGATCTTGAGGTAGACGCCGCCCGTGTAGGTGGTGCTGTCCCCATAAAAGTTCAGGTCGCCGGTATTCGACTGCCCGGCCACGGTGCGATAGACGCACTCGGCGGCGCTGTTCACCTGTTGCTCAGAAAAACCGCACGCCTTGAGCAGCCGCCCGATGCGGGGGGCCACGGTGCCGCCGGTGTTTCCATTGTTCTTCACTTCCAGCGAGAAGGTCATGCCCCCGACTTTGCGGGTTACAAGGTTCTCGAACGGGCTGATGTCGTTGGCCACGACCGCCCGGCGCTGTGTGGTGATTTCCGGTGCGAAGTCCGGGTTGATAACCTCAAACGCATCCACCGCTGCATCAAGTGCTTCGGCAGTGTTGAACGTCGCCTCGGTCTTTGCGAGCATAAGACCGCGTGTGAATTGGATGGTCATAGTTCAGGAGCCTCCGTCTTGCACTCAATCCATTGAGCCACGAAGCCTCCTGCTGCGTGTGGTTGAGCGCGATTGTATGTTAAGGGTTCAGTCATGGCAAGCCCGTTGATTTAGGCCCTCGGGTTGGACCGCTTGGCGCGATATTGCACGTCAATGAATAGCACGACTTCCACGGTGGCGTCTGCGGTGTTGATACGAGTGGTCAGGTTGGAGCGGAACAGGGTGGCATAGGCCAGCCCTCCCCATAGCCGGTTCGTCTCGCAGATTTCTTCAAGGTCCGCCAGAAGGCTGTTCGCATAGGCGCGCGGCTTGGTGCCCCGTGGTGCGTGGCCTATGGCTTGCAGTTCGACAGACAGCCGCCGATCCCGCTTATCCGGGCTGACTACCTCAAGGTAAATCTCATCTGTCTCCAAGATGGACAAGGTGTTCTGCCCTCGCGTCTCGCGCCCGTCCGCCGGGGCGTCGAACACGCGACCAAAGGTGGTGCCGCCCCCGCTGTCCCCTGCGGTCAGGTTGGTGAACACGGCTTCCATCTGAGTGAGCAGTTGCTCCCGTATGCTATCCGGCATTGTTGAACTCCCGTATCAATTCCTCGGCCAGCTTGTCCGCCACCAGATCAAGGCCCGCCTCGAACGCTTCCTCGAACGCCAGCCGCTTGGGAATGACAACGCTCTTTTTGAGGACATACAGGGGGATGATCCCACCCCCGGCTTGCTTCTGAAATATGAGCAGGTTCCCCTTCTTGGATCGCTGCACGAACGTGTTACTCCATGACTTGGCCGTGGGGCGCTTGGGGGTGCCGTTGCTGTTCAGCGCGGCGGGTAGGGGGATGGTGAGGTATTGCGCGTTCTTGGCCCGGATGGTGGCTCCACGCTCGTGCACGGCGGCAATCCCGGACAGGGTGAAAGACACGGACGGCTCGCCTGCATCCGACACCATGATGTTCTCGTCGGTGAATTGGCTGGCCAGCTTGCCGCTCCGCTTGGACAGGGTGCCGGGGAACTGGCCTCGGGCAGACGTGCCATCAGGGTAGGGAGTGGACACCCGCGCCCGGACGGACCCCACGACGCCGCTCATGTAGTCTCGTAGCACCTTGCGGGCGATGGGCTTGAAGTTATCTTGGAAGGCTTGCTCTGTGTCGTCGGCCACGGCTTTCAGGCCCCGGCTTACATCCCGGTATCGCTTGCCGCGCCACTCCAATTCCATGGTGACCGGAACCGGCATCAGACCACATCGGTGAAGCGGGGCTTGTAGGCCGATGGGGATAGGGCAAGGCGGGCATGATCGTTGAACGCTCGACTAAGAACGGCCCGGAGTTGGTTCAGATCGTTGGCTTCATCTTCGGTCTGGAACATGACGTGGTTCGCAAGGTTGAGCGCCGCTTGTGCCATGGCCGCTTCCGTGATCCAGTCCGGGACCAGTTCGTATTCTTCGTCCGTGTTCAGGTCCAGCCCACCAGAATACTCGATGGTCACCCATTGCTCGGACAGGTTCAGGCCGAACACCTGATAGACGCCACGCTCTCGGTCCAGCGCGCCGTAGTTGGAGGACAGGTCCCCTTGGGTGGCGCTGATGTCGGTGTAGCTGTCGGTGTCCCCGTTGCGCACGTGAATGGGGTTCGGGGTGTAGAGCGCCGTGACGCTCCCCACGGGGAATGGACGGGACAGGTAGAACTCGGCCACGTTGGCAGTGCCTTGCCGGGTCATGCTGTCCACGAAAAAGTAATCCCGGCGGGCCGGGTAAACGGCGAAGCCGCCAAGGCGAAAGCGGGAAACCACGTCCTGAGTTGCCAGTGCCGACGCTTGGCGAACAGCGTCCAAGAAATCGGGCACGGTAAGATCAATGCCGTATCGGTCAGAGAACGTCTGTAGCGGAAAAAGGTGCATGGCTTCCCTCCTTCAAGTCTGGATCAATCCACGGTCATGGCCGTGGTTTCCTTGGCGGGCTTGGTCTCGACGGTTACGCCTCCCTTGCGCGGTGCTGTTGCGGCCTTGCCGCCGCCGCCCCTTGCCTTCTGATCGGGCTTGAGGTCAGCGGAGGTCATGTCTCCGCGCCCTTCTGCCTCTTGGGGGGGTGGTGCCGCCTGTTGAGACAGGTCGGCCACGTCCGGGCTGTCTGGCAGGCTCTCCGGCACATGCCCGGACCGGATGGCCAGTTGCCGGGCGTGGTCCATGCTCATGGGGGGGTTCTTCTCGGGGTCGATGTCGTCCATGTCGATCATCGGGCCACCGGGTTCACCGAACTGCGGTGGCATTACCTCGTTGATTGGTTCTTCCGGCATCGGGTCAAAATCGGCCCATGCGCCCGCCGTCTTGCGCACCAGATAGTCGCGGGTCCGCTTGGTCACGGTGAGGGTGCCTCCCCTGTAGGTGATCTGTCCGCCCATACGGTAGGAGGACGGGCCGACCAGTTGAACGAGGAACCGTTCGCCGTCTGCGGTATTCACTTTGAACATGGTAGTCTCCTGTCAATCCCGGCTTCATGCGCGGGAGAAAAGCGCCCCGGTCGGGACGCCTGACAGCACTCTACCTTCAAGGAGGCCGTGAACGCAAGTTCACAAAACAAAAGCGCCCCCGCCGGGCCTTGGAGAACCGGGCGGGGGCTGGTCAGCCTATTGGCCTTCCTCGGGGCACCACCCCCGGCTATTCTTTGAGCGTCCCGCCCAGAGCCTCCACCACCTGATCGCGGAAAGTGGCGACCGGCATAGTGTGGCGATTGCCGAAGTACTGCATCGTCAGAAACGCGGCGTAGGCGGCTATCGGAGTGTCGAAGGTGTAGGCGGTGGTCTTGACCGGAGAAGGGTCTTTGTCGGCCACCGTAGTGAGCCTCAGACACTTTCCCGTGGTGGTCATAAGGATGGGGCTTTCATGCTCGCCATTGGTGAACAGGTGGGATGCAATCTTGCTCATC